GGTTACGAGCGTATCGATGCCAAAAATGTTGGCCATTTAAAAAACATTAATTTAAGTTATACCGCTGGGACCGCTAACCATCTTTATGGCGCCTCACCTTTGCGGTCCGCAGTTCGTGATCTAACCACGTCAAACGATGGTAAGCAAGCGCTTTTGTCTATGCTGCAAAACATGGGTGCGCGCGGTATTTTAACAGGCGACGGAACGGTAAACATTACACGCGAACAAGCGCAAGGCCTTAAAGAGGATTACGCAGCAAATTACCAGGGCGCAAACAGAGCGGGCGACGTAATTATTACGCCAGCGAAATTGTCTTGGGTGCAAATGGGAATGAACGCGGTGGATATGTCAATAATTGACACGCAAAAAGTTATTTTAAGGTCATTATGCCGCGTTTACGGCGTCGATGCTAAATTGCTAGGCGATACTGAGGCCAGCACGTTTAATAATACAGAAACGGCTTATAAGGCCCTAATTAATAACGTTGTCCGTCCTTTGCATATTGAAATCAGAGACGTGCTAAACAACTGGCTTTTGTCCTCGTATGGTAATAAAAATCTTTTCTTGGATTTTGATTACATGGCTTATCCTGAAATGCAAGACGACATGGATAAGTTGGTTGGCCAATTGTCCCAGGCTTGGTGGCTGACTCCAAACGAAAAGCGCGCGGCCATGAATTACGGTGAGTTTGACAACACATTAATGGAACAACCATTTATTCCGCAAGGTTTAATGACCTTGTCCGAGTTTTCAGCGCAACCTATTGACGACGTAGACAACTTGGGAGATTATGCCCAATCCAACTAAAAAAGATTTAGCGCTTGCAAAGCAATTGGATGCATTGCAAAGACGTTACGAAAAGCGCTACGAAAAGCAAATTTACACGGCTTTAAAAAAGCAAATGCAACCGTATTTGGATGCTATTAAAGAGGCGCCAGGTAATTTAAACGAGTTTGACCTAATTAGTCCAGCACCCTTGGCTGACACTTTGGAAAACCTTTATGTTGTGGCTGGAACGGCATACGCCGACGCCATGTATAATGCAATACAACCGCTAACAAAAGCCACAAAAGAAGCGTTACGCGCTGGCTGGCGTGACTTTATGCGACTATTTGCCGTCAGAAACTTGCCGCAAACCCTAATAGAAATTAACAGAACAAGCCAAAAAATAATTCGATCCATTGTACTTGGCGGATTAAACGAGGGCCTTGGAGCGCTAGAAATTGCCCGAAATATTGAGCAATCTGTTGCCGTTATATTTAGAAACCGTGCCAAATTAATTGCACGCACGGAAATGGTAACCGCCACCAACGTGGCTGCTATGGAGTCGTCCAAAACGTCGGATTTCATGTATGAAAAGAAATGGATTCCAGCGACCGACACTCGCACGCGACCTGACCATGCAGAAATGAGGTCTAAGCCTTGGATTCCATTCGACCAAAACTTTATTGTTGGCGGCGTTGAAATGGGCCAACCAGGTGACGCGTCAAAAGGTGCTGGAGCCGACCAAATATGTAATTGCCGATGCAAGGTTGTGTTTAGAATAATGCGAGACGTTGACGGCTTACCGATGCGCAAATGATTGCTTACGTTATAAACTTAGATCACCGCAAAGACAAATGGAGGTCGTCAATGAATGAGTTGGCGCCTCATTTTAATTTGGAACGAGTAAGCGCAATTCAGCACGAATGGGGTTGGCTTGGATTAGCACAAACGTTTAAAAAAATATTTGCAGAATGCCAGGGCGACGTTTTAATTTTTGAGGACGACGCAACATTTCGAGGCGTTTATACTGATCTAATTAACTGCATGAATGACTTGCCCGTTGGCTGGGATATGTTAATGCTTGGTGCCAATATTAAAGATTCACGAATTGACCGAATAAGTAAGCGATTAGTAAGGACTTACGGCGCATGGACCACGCACGCAATTGTTTATTCGCATCGCTTTGCAAAAGAAATGGCAGAATTAAATTTGGACGTGCCAATTGACGAATATTATAGGACAATAGTCCATCCAAAAGGCAACAGTTATATTGTTTACCCTTTTCTAAGTTACCAGCGCCCAAGCGATTCCGACATTGAGGGCGGATTTAAAGATTATACAAGTTTATTTTATGAATCTGAGCAAAGGGTTGGCTTTTTTGTAAACCAGTAATTTATTGGTTTGCTTTTTTTTTATAGCCTTTTATTTTTACAAAAAAAGACGCAATGATTTACAAGAATATAAGCCAGGGAATAATTGAAGACGTTGACGATGTTAAAGGCATCGTAACTGGTTATTTTTCTGCATTCAATAACATAGATTCCGATGGCGACGTAATCGTTTCGGGCGCCTACAAAAAGACTGTTGCCGAGAATGGACCGCAAGGGCGCAACAGAATCATGCACCTTTTGCAGCACAATCCTTTAATGCCATTGGGTAAGCCTACGGAATTAATGGAAGACGCAAAAGGATTGCGCTTTACCTCTAAGATTACCGAAACCAGTTACGGTAAAGACGTAATAAAACTTTATGCCGAGGGCGTTTTTAACGAGCATTCAGTTGGATTTGAAATTATTAAGGCTGACAATAAGGCTGGTTACCGAGAAATTAGAGAAATAAAACTTTGGGAGGGATCAACAGTTACATGGGGAGCCAATCCAAATACGCCGATTGAGTCAATCAAATCATGGGACAAGCCAAAAAGCGAGGAAATGATTGCAAAGTTTTGCAACATTTTGCGAAATGGAGACCTTACCGACGAGTCAATGATTCAGTTGGAAATAGGATTAAAACAAATTGAAAATCACCTAAAGGCGTTGGAGTCAGTCCAAATTGTAGAATCCGTGGAAACACAATTTAAAATCGAAGAGGACCCGACAATAGCAATGGCTTTGGAATTTGAATACTATCAAAAACTTAAAAAATTTATTTAAAACAAAATGGACGCAATTAAATCACAATTGGACTCTGTATTGGCTAAATTGGAATCAAACGAGGCTTTGATTTCCGACGTAAAGTCAATGAAAGAAGCGGGAGAAGAATTCAGAAAGTCACTTTCTGCTGAAACCGCAAAATTAAACGAAAAGGCTGACGCCCTACAGGCTCAGTTGGACGGCGTAGACGCACGCACTCAGGCTAGTTTTTCTAAGGCTGCAAAAGGTTATTCTTTTTCTAGCGAATTGGAAAAAGCGTTTTCTTCTGAGGCATTCGGAAACTACAAAAGCGGAAACGCTAATAAAGTAAAGTTGGACCTTGAATTGAAAGGTGGCGACATGACTGTTGGAAACTCTTATACTGGCGAAGTTATCCCAGCGGAAAGAGTTCCTGATCTTAAGTTTACTCCAAACAGAAAAGTAAACGTTCGTCAGTTGTTGCCAGTTGGCCAAACCTCTAGCAACCTAATCCGTTTCGTTCGCGAATCTGCTTACGATAACGCTGCGGCACCAACCGCTCAGGGTTCGCCTAAGCCTCAGTCTGATTTCGATTTGACTGCGGTAGATCGTTCTATTAGAACAATCCCAACTTTCATGCGATTGACTAAAGAAATGTTGGACGACACCCCAGGTTTGATTGCTTACCTTTCTAGCCGTGCGCCTAGCAAATTGTTGAACGTTGAAGATACGCAACTATTGTACGGAAGCGGAAGCGGTCAGAACTTGAATGGTTTTGCAACTGACGGCTCTGCTTGGACTACTGTTAAATTTGGTACTCTAATCAACAGATTTGACGTTTTGGCCGCTGCGGTTGTTCAAACAACTAAAAACGAGTATTCCCCTAACGCAATCATGATTAACCCAAGCGATTATCTTGCTTTGGTTTCTGTTAAGGATACTTACGGCGAGTATATTATTCCTAGTTATGTTTCAATGACTGGCGGACAAATGTTTATCCTTGGCGTTCCAGTTTATGCAATCAATGGCGTTGTTGCTGGCGATTTCTTTGTTGGAGACTTTGCACTTGGTTCCCAGTTGTTTGTTCGTCAGGGCATCACGCTTGAATTCTTCGAGCAAGACGCTGACAACGTAACTAAGAACTTTGTTACTGTACGCGTTGAGGAAAGAATTGCACTTGCAGTTTACACTACTCAATCAATCGTTTACGGATCATTTGCAGCCGCTTTGGCTAACGGTTCCGCGGTATAAGTAAATAGG